TCAGTAGAAAGCGTGTTCTCACGTGTGTTCAACTTGGCACGGGGTATGGTCAGTCCGATTTACGTTGCTACCGAAGTTAGTGTTCGGCAACTTATGATGAGAAATCAATCACTGATATCTGTGGCTCTCTCTGATCGAACCGTAGCACGTATCATGGACAAGATGCTCAACAGGCCCAAAGAAGTTACGAGAAAAGACCTGCAACTGTTCGGACTTCGTATCAACAACTATCTCGCTGCTGAAATAATAAGAAACGGTGGCGCGGTTCCTTCGCTAGAGGAAGCACTTGGCGAAGAAGTCGGAAAGGGACAAGCTGACAGAGTACGAGACTTAGAGGCTGAAGATGAAGCCGAATTGCAAAAGCGGATCGAAGCACTTGATCCCGCAGAAACAATATAGGAGATAGATAGTATGAAAACCTACACCAACGGCCAGCGTAAGGGCATGATGTACGGGGGCATGTCGAAGCGCAAGCCTATGATGTACGGCGGCATGGCTACTAAAAAGAAAAAACCCCGCAAGAAAGCTTACGGGGGTGGGATGATGACGGCCACACAGGGTCAACAGAATCAAATGCAAAATCAAACGATGCAGAAGCCTAAGATGATGGGCATGAAAGAGGGCGGCAAACTCAAGATGGTAGAAAACAGTGCCGGTGATATGGTTCCGTTCTACGCTGCAGACGGCAAGGGTAAAAGCTAGATATACCTAGCCGACTTGTCTATCGCCTCGTCCGACCAAGACTTCAAGTATCTCAACAGGGTTGCTATGGAATGCCCCCCATCGTATTCCGGCAACCCGTTGTTTACTACGCCCTCAAATTCTTCCGGCTTCACGGATTCACACAAGAGTTCAACTTTCCCGTCATTCAGTAGATTTGCTTCAAACTTAAACAGCTTTGCTTTGTTTGACATCGGACAACTCACTAATAGGTAGATTGTAACAATCAGCCTTGAATAAAAAACCGTTTGCGGGGTCTACGTCACCCCGTTTATACTTTGTTGCCTTTGTGTAGAAGTCAGTCTTATTTATTTCGCCCAAGACCCACGCACGTGTGCCGTACTCTTGGCCCCCTATCCTGATCCGTACAAAAACGTACGAGTCACAATCCTGCTTCGATCCGTGTGCAGCCACTGAACAGTCGTAGTGAGGAAACGGACGAGTGCGACACCGCTTCGTCTTCACGTCGATACGCCTACCGTCTAGGAGAAGATCGTAGTCATGCGTACTCGCCTCTGTAGCCCCCGTGAGGTCTGCTACGATGAGTTCGCCTATGGCCCCTACCACATGACTAGCACTGCCCGTGATACTGCCCTGTAGGACGCCTACGGTGGCAGTTTTCTTTTTTGCACGCTCAATTAGCTCCGGCGTTATCTCTACTTCGATCAACGATCTTTCTCCACTCTTCGTAGCACGGATGGTTTCGGGGCGGATCGTATTGAACCCATCCCTTTCCCTGCTTCCATATTAGAGGCTTATCTTTTTTGTCTGTCATTTTTAAACCTATGCTTGAAGAACACGACTAAATTTATAGCAGTGTTGACAGTGATAGCCCCTATCAGCCACCACTGCCACCACGTAGGCATGTCTCCCCCGTCGGTCATGCCGCATTCAAGTCCACTACTTCGCACACACCTGCCATACATGCAAGCTCACGAGAGCCGGATGTGTTGTCCTCTCGTTCATACTCCGACAGAGCCTGCCAGTCGATATCAAGGCGACCATACGCTTGCTGCCACTCCAGATAATCTTCACGTTCGATGTCCTGATAGGGTGCCTGCTGATAGGTATGATCACTATGCGGCAGGAACGACACGCCCGACGCCACGTCGAAGTTTTCATACACCCACGCGCCCACGTCCATCCACTCGTCCTCTTTGACCGTGATGGTCACAGACGGCTTGTGTTCGCACCAGTGAATAGCGTACGTTTTCCACAACTCTAACTGTTCAATAGCTGTCAGATCATTGCGGGTTACTGCGCCGATAGGTGACTCCATCGCAAAGGAGAAGACAGTCGTCGAGTCTGGTTTCATCACACACGGCTCATTGTACACACCCTGTTCCTTGAGGAACTGAGTAAGCGGGTCTTTGTTGTCGCCTCGAACAGTGCGAATGTAAAAGTCATTATGCCTAGCGTGAATGCCGCTTGCAGCGTCCACCAGTTGCGATACAGTACCCGACGGCTTTACACAGGTGATAGCAGCCGACTGTGGAATACCAAGCGTCTGAGCCAAGTCCCAGTTTGTGTCTACGGCTACGAGTTTCATTTCTTCGAGCCAGCGAGCGGAGTCCACGTTCTTTGATAAAACGTGATGATCCATGATACCAGTCAAGGATACGCCGAGCAAACGCTCGTCTTCTGTGTTGGTCTTCCATACTTTCCTCAGATACTTGAAGTCGGTGAGTGTTGACTGCAGTGTGCCCAAGATAGTCGCAAGATGGACCTTCTCTTTCAGATCATCCAGCGTGTCGTAGTCTCGCACGACAACTTCTGACAGATTGCAAAATTGATAGGGACGCAAAATAATTTCACTGCAGGGGTTGGTGCCCCACATGTAGCCTGTCTCACGGCGCTGATTGCGTGACACTTGTCGGTCAGCGGCCTCACGGTTGAAGATGCCGCGCTCGCCCGACTTAGAGTCGTAGAGAGCCAACCACTCGCGCATGAATGTGCCCATCTCCGGCTTGCCCTTGTAGGCAACAGAGTTGTTAGCCAGCGCACGTTGTCCCTCGTTCTCCCACCACGCACCAGACTTGGCGTGTGCCATCTGATCATCGTTCAAGTTTGACAGTGAGATCAGGGCAGAGCGACGTACACCGCCCACCACGACAATCTCACCAATCTTGCACATCAAGTCGTGGCATTCAATCGGAAACAGACGACGGCCCTGTGCCTTCTTGAATAGCTCAACAGTAAAAACAAATAAATCATTGAGGGGTCCGGGGCCAGATGCCCGACCACCCATTGTTTTCAGACGGGCACCAGACGGACGGACGGCGGACAAGTCCCACATAGGAATCTGACCGGCGTACAGCAGGGCGATCAACTCACGCAGAGACTTTGCCCATCCGGGCTTGGAGTCACCCACCTTGATGACTGTGTCCGTGTTCTGCATACCATCGCTGATCACAGGCAGCTTGTCCACGTTCTCACGTTCAACGGAGAAGCCTACACCTGTGCCGCACATCAGGATATACATGCACTCGTCAAACGAACGCGGACTATCCACAGGAATGTAGCTGCAGTTGTAGCCACAGATGTTGTCTCGTGCTAGGGCAGGGCCAGCAGTCATCATTGCACGCATGGACGGCATGATGTCTTGACTGAGAATGGCCTGACGCAGTTTGTCAATGTCGCCGGGACACATCACTTCCATGTCGAAGTCGTGCTTCTCACGAACGTGTTCAACCATAAAGTTGAGATAACGCTCAACAGTCTCACCCCAATCTTCACGACGCTGTTCGCCATCAAGCCACCGAGCATAACGCGACTTGTGTATAAACTGTTGGTATGGTGTGGGTAGCATATTATTCATCGTCATCTTCCTTTGTTGTGATCAGTTTGTCTAGGTAGAAGCGGGCTTTCTTGAGGTCTTCGATCCCGTTTTTGTAGCGGTATCTCCAGAGGTATTTGAGGATGTTGCCCTGCAGGTAGTGTTCGAAGCCATCGCCTGTCGCCGCTTCGATTGCATCAAGGCATTCGATACCTGCCTGATTGTAGTGCGGCGGGTGATTGACGTTATCATCAGTGCCTCCATTTGCCCACGTGATATTTGCCATGCTCTGCAGGCTTGACATGCTCTCTTCCGCTGCCATCTTCTTCATGTACTCCTCATGTCTCATCGATTGTCTCCACTACCGGCAATCGTACCCTGTGCCTTACGTTGCTGCAACTTGTAAATATTCATCTCTGCAATCTGCTGCAGGCTAAATCCTAAGTCATCGGCTAGGGCGGCGCAGTACCACAAAACGTCGCCTATCTCTCTTGCTATCTCACCCTTGAACCGGGGGTCATCACGGTCGTCACGAAAAATCTTTTTTACCTTGTCTGCTACCTCACCTGCCTCACCGGCAAGTCCGAGAGCAGGATATGTAATTTTCATCCGTTCAGGATAGATGGCAAACTTGCGAGCCTGCATCTGATAGTTATTCAAATTCCAGTTGTTCTTGATCATTGTGTCCTACCAAAGTCTATCTTCACTACGTTTGTTCCCTCTTCATGCTCAATCGAAGGACCTTCACTTACATCCCTCATAAGCCTCGCCAGACCAGACTCCATAACTTTATCGAAGTCAGTCTCCAAAAGTTCCATGATGCCGTTAGTAACAACTGTGCCAGCCTCGTAAAACTCTTCATCCTCTATGGTTGTAGTATCGTATGCAGACACGGCAAAGCTTTCTTCGTCGATCTTACGAAGTATTATGTACCACCTGTTCGGCATGAGAGTTGCTTTTTCAAACTCCGTATCATCAATCGTCGTCATCTTTTAGCCACTCCTCTGGGATAGAGCCTTCTGCCCACTTGAATCCGTTCTTTTCAGCCCACGCACCATACGTAGTTTTACTGCCCTTGTAAATTTTATTTCGTGCGTTCAAGAACACGATGCGAATATCCAGATCAGGATGCTGCTCCTTGATTAACTGCATCTTTATTCTATCACCCTTGTCGAAGTATCCCTTTGCTTCGACGATTATGTCGTGCTTTGTAAGATGAAAGTCCGGCGTGTATGTGCGAGGCTTCGGTATATACGTAAGTCTCATCTTCTCATATTCGTACGGAATTTTTTTGTTACTGAGTTTTTTCGCTATGTCTAACTCGAAGTTAGATCGAAAGCCCGCCTTTCGATTGCCTCGTTTCATAGCTTCATTCCTATTGATCCCATTCTTTGAATTACGTAGCCTGCCACTTTTGGGGAAAGTTTTTCTATTATAGAGAGTTCGTTTGTCAAACGGTTCAGTGGGACGCATACAATAGCTCCAGAATGTGATGTCCTGCCTATTTTCTGTAATTCAGATTCGAGTGTAGTTATGTCACGCTTTTCGGTATCCGACGACAATGCGCCAAATTCAGTGTAGTTGTTTTTTAACGTGAGGGGTAAGCCTCTTTCATTCATACGAATACGAACGAGCTTACGTTCCCCACCGCTGCCGCCATGCGACTCAACGTAGACATGATGAAGGTCCCTATTCATCTCCATCAATTCCACCTCGTAGTCTCTTACGAAGAGATATGGCATGTCACAGTTCTTTCGTTTTGAGCTTGGTATACCACACTTGTGGTGGAGACTTGGCTTGCGAAGTTACACGAGCATGTAGTTCTGCTTTCGGCCAGCAGTGATGTCGATAGCCGCAGAGATTGCACTCCTTTGCAAGAACCTTGTTTCCCGTACGCAGGGTTTCACCCTTGCGTCGATAAGTTTCGAACTCATCGGGGTAGGGCTTAAATTCTTTGACATCTGGATTTGTCAAAAACTTGACGCGATCAACAGCGTCTGCCAGATATTTGGCACGGTCTTCTTCCTGCCACTCCGGAGCCTCGACCACGGCAACCTCACCACTAGACTTGTTGACAACAATCCACCCACCGAACGGCATACCAGTGGCCGCAGAGTACAAGTAACCCTGCATCACATAGCCGAACGGGTCATCATTCTTTAGGGAGTCGTACCCGCCGAACCCAGTGAATTTGTTTTTGAACGCCCAGTCGCTTGCGGACTTGATATCCCAGACCTTCTCAGTCCCTGTTTCGTCTCGTATGATGACATCAAGAGTGCCCCTGATCGTGTGATCACCGAGCTTCAGTTCTACTTCTCTTTGAGCATCAACTATGTCTACGCCCGCTTCCTTCATGACAAGCATGAGGATGGCTTCAGTGAGGTCACCAAACAGAAAACGAAACAGTGTATTGTACTGCATCGATTCCCTTACGCCATGTTTCTCCAAGACTTGCTGGCACAGTGGCCTACCAAGACCGGACATGCGGATGCGATACTCACCCCGCTTTTCGGTGAGTTGTCTTACTACAGAGTGTTGTGTGTCTTTAATAAATCTAGAAATGCCTGCGGAGGAAACGCTAGTCTCCCCCCGCAGAGCCTTTGACATGTAGTCTTGAATGTTAAGCAGCGTTAGCATCTTTGAAGTCCGCAGCCAGATCGATATCGCTATCGTCTGACATCAGCTTAGATGCTTCCCTGTATCCATTCATTACGTTTTCGTTGTGAGCCTTGACAGTTTCCGCGAAAGTTCCCAACAGTTCCTTATCGTTGTCCGTAATAGCTACCGTGCTATCGAACGTAGGCAGGGGCGTCCAGAAAGTGACACTGCCCTTCTTCTGCCGACTAGTACGCAGCAGGATGTTCGTCTGCGCCATCAGCTTGTTCTGCTTAGTCAAGCTCTGGATGAAGTCCGCAATAGGCCGGAACCCTGACCGCTTGAAGTATGCGATCACAGGCTCATCCACCACTTCAACAGGAGTGCCATCGGGTGTATGGAAGGAGCCACTGATGCGACCATAGATCACCTGATTGCAGACAACCGCACGAGAGTTCAAGTAACGTGCATCATCCTTATCAAGGGCCTCTTCTTCGTCGCGTGAAAGTCGTCCACACTTATTGCCGCCCTGCGTGTCGGGAAACTCTCCGCCGAACGAAGTTTTCTGGACGGACTTACACGAAAATCCACCCTTGCCCTCGTTTGCCTCTGAGTCCCACACGGAATATTCATACGTACGCAGCAACGCTCGAAGCTTCACCTCTTTTGCGTAGATAAATTGTCCGTCAAGAAACATCTTCCAGTCGCCCCTCGTAAGGTTGTGACCGTCATCAGTCTCTTGATCGTAGTTAATATTCAGACGAGGAAGTCCGACCTTCTCAGTCACGGCACCACCCTGACCAGTCAGCTTCATCATTTCCTCGACGTTATCGCTCGACATTGCTGCCACGATACTATTTAGATCGTTATCTAGTGCTTCTACAAGTTCTGTCCCTAACATGATCCTTCGATCTCCTTTACATCTAGGGTTGGTAGATTGATCTTACTACTCTACTTCGTGCAAGTCAAGCCAGTTATCGCCCATTTTTATCTCAATACCGACAGGCATGTCATAACAGATGTCATATCTCTGCATAGTTTCTTCAGGCAGAGAAAGCATCGCTTCACGCATCAGACTGACACAGATATCTTTTTCATCGGGATGGCAATCAATCACGATAGAGTCGTGAACGGTATTACAGATGACAGACAGCAAATTATTTTTCATAAATAGTTTGTCGAGTCTGACAAGAGCAGCGGGCAACAAGTCCGCAGTTGCAAAACCCTGCACAGGATAGTTGCATATGTTCGTACGATGTGTAGCTGTGCCGTACTTTGTCCACCGCGCTTCAGGAAAAGCATACTGCCTGCCAGATGGAAGAGTGATTACTCGCTTTTCAACGGCCTCTCGCTGTAGGTCTTCGTGCCACGTGGACACTCCCCCATACTTTTCCTTGAAGGCTCTGTAGTAGCGTTGCTGGGCCTCTGTGCCCGTGGTCCCGCCGTAGAGAGGCTTGAACGTGTGAGCCTTCGCTTCTTGTCGTGAGCAGCCTATGACACTTGCTGTGTAGCTGTGAACATCTGTGCCGTCACGCACATCATCATACGCCTGCTGATCATTGGCTAGAAATCCTGCCACTCTGAACTCAAGCTGCGAGTAATCCCCCTCAATGATCTTACCGCCCTTGAAGCGACTCTCGACAACCTTGCGTATTTCGAAGGTATTACCACGTGGCATATTCTGAAAGTTCGGGTTACGAGACGAAAGGCGACCCGTCGCCGTAACACACTGCATGAACTCCGGATGTATGATACCGTGATCATCGACATTGTTTTTCATCCCCTCAACAAAAGTGCCTAAGTACATACGCAGGGCATTGTACCGCACATATGCTGATGCAAACTCACGAGCCGGACCTGACAGTTCTAACTCACGTTCAGCCAGCGTATCCTTATCTGTTCTGAAACCTGCAGATGCCACATCTCGCACATTGCGGGGCACCATCTTGAAACCCGCAACTTCATTCGTTGGCATGTACACGACACCCTTTCCACCACAGTATGTACATATACGCACGGCTTTACTTGGTGTGCCATCCTTACGAACGGGCCGCACCCTGCCCTGACCCAAGCAGCCAGCACAACGCTCACCCACAGTCTTATACACAACGTCTGTATTATTACGCACAGCAATACGAAAGTCCTTACCCGACATGCGGTCC